CAATGGGAACATCTATATTGTAATGAGATACAATTAATTTATTTACAGACCAACTTATTTTCTTATTTTTAATTACATGGAGACAAACTGGGTATTTCAAGAACCTATCGATTTTGAGCATAAACAATACGTTATTTTAGATTATCTACAAAAAATAGATAAACAACTTAATTCTTTAAAGTTATACCCTAACTTCCAACAAATATCTTATCATTTAGCAAATATTAATTTAATTATTGAAAAGGGTCAGTTTTTAACTCTCAATAGAGTAATAAAAGACCCTGATGATGAAATATTGATTTCAGATTTAATTGCAAATGAAGTACCTTTTTTTACTAGAGAAGAAATAGGTGAAATTTACAATAGTTGCGTTTTCTCATCTGAAAAACTAAAAGATTACTTCAATCAAGCGAAGGCAATATGGGAAGTGGCTAGTGATACAATAGCCATAGAACCAATACAAAACCCCAAAAAAATTGACCCAAAGCAAGGTCTTTTTATGATAAAAGATAATGAAGTTAATCACTTGTATGAGTTTTTAATTAAACCTATTAAAAAAGGTGCGGAAGAAACTAAATGTGTAATCAAAAAACTTTGTACTTGTGAAACTGATGATTTTGAAGATAAAGTGAAAATGGTTAAAAACTCCCTTATTAAAAATTTAAATCAACCAGAAGTTTATAAAAACTTAATTCTTTTTAGAATATACCACACCAACCAGTTCCCATTCAAAGAAACAATACTACCTTTGGCGAAAAGAAAGGTAATGAATTATATGATTCAATCTAAATTAATTTCTAAAAAAAATTTGACAAATAAAGTATAATAATTTAATTTTACATTATGGATTTAGGACTATATGAAATACTGAAAAACCTCTCCAAACAATATCCAAATGATATGGAGTTTGGTTCAAAAGTGAGAATAATTCTCAAAGAAATGAACGGTGAGGTTAATACCGACTTATTAAGTACTTTAGTTGGGAAACAAGAAATGGAAACTTTGAAAGAAAAGTTAGAACCAACAAAAGAGGAGTTATCAAAATTAGAAGAATTTTTAAGTAACCTTAAAACAAACGAAGATGGGATTTAATAAGAGATTTTTAAACAAACAACAAATCCTAAGAAACCTACATCACATAATGGAATACCTTGACGCCGACGCTGTTTTTACAACGGACGAATTTTCTCGTGCCGTTTACAACCTATTCAATAGTGGTGCTGATGAAGAAACAATAATCAACTATATAAATAATAATAAATGAAAGTTAAGTTAGAATACGTTTGGCTTGATGGATATACACCTGAACCAAATTTAAGAAGTAAAGTTAAAATCGTAGATTACGAATCAATTAAAAACGTAGTACAAGTTGGTAAGTTACCTGTTTGGAATTTTGACGGATCATCAACAAATCAGGCAGATACTGGAAATTCCGATAGGATATTAAAACCGGTTAGAGTTTATACAAATTATGTGTTCCCATTAGAAAACAGTACTGTTTATGTTTTATGTGAAGTAATGGATTCAGATGGTAAACCACATGAATCTAATATGAGAGCAAAATTAAATGAAGAGGAAGAAGGTCTTTGGTTTGGTTTTGAACAAGAGTATTTTATCCGTGAAGAAATCAACGGAGGTATTTTAGGACACAAAAGAAACATCCTTAAAGGTCAGGGTGAATATTATTGTGGTGTGGGTCATAATGTTGCTGGACGTGATTTTGTTGAGGACCACTTAAATATGTGTTTAGAATATGGTATTGATATTACAGGAACAAACGCTGAAGTTGCGTTAGGTCAGTGGGAATACCAAGTATTTTCAAAAGGTAAATTAAAAGGTGGTGACGACCTATGGATGAGTAGATATTTCCTTTATAAAATTTCTGAAAAGTATAAATACCATATTGATTTACACCCTAAACCACTTACACACGGTGAATGGAATGGTTCAGGATTACATACCAACTTCTCAAACAATAAAATGAGAGATAATGGTGGTTACGATTATTTCATGGCTATTTTCAATTCATTTGCATCAAGACATGAAGAACACATCAACGCATATGGGTCAAACAATCATTTAAGATTAACTGGTGGATTTGAAACACAAGCGATTGATAAATTCAGTTGGGGTGTTTCTGATAGAGGAGCATCGATTAGAGTTCCACAGGACACGGCAAAAGAATGGAAAGGTTATGTTGAAGATAGAAGACCTGGGTCAAACGCTGACCCATACAAAATTATCAGAGAAGTTTCAAAATCATTAGATACTGCTGAAGAAATTTTGGAAATTAAAACTAATATGAAATCTAATGTAAATGTGTCAGGATTAAGTGAAAAATACCGAACCATTTCTAACGATGAATTGTTAAAAGAATATAGAGAAGAATAATGGAACAAGTAAATCACCCACAGCATTATGGTGGAGAAAATAATCCTTACGAAGCAATCAAAGTAATTGATGCTTGGGAATTGGGTTTTAGTTTAGGAAACACAGTAAAATATATATCACGTGCAGGAAAAAAAGGAAAAGATAAAGAACTTGAAGACCTCAGAAAAGCCCTCTGGTACCTCCAACACCACATCGAAACCCTTGAAAAGTAAAACGGGTCTTGACAAGGAAATAAATGTATTAGATGCGATAACAACACCAAATGAATTAATCCGTGAAACCTCAATTAACTTTATGTGGGGGTTTTTAGGTAACTCTATTGTTGTGTTTGCCTCAAAAGAACTGGACTTTTTAGTTTTAATTAACTATATTGTTTATTACATATTGATTTCGTATATTGTGAATAGGAAAAAATATGAAACCATGTTGGGTAAATTTATAGTACTACCAGGTTCCGCAGCTATTGGTGCGTTTACAGGTTATAAATTAGCTCAAATAATCGCTCAAACACTTTAATTATGGAAGAATGGAACTCAGACGATTTTCAAGGTAGAAGCCGAGACCGTGTAGAAAGAAACTATAGAATTCTTGCGATACTGATAGTTTTTGGATGGTTGGTAGGAACCTGTATTGTCTTATATAATATATTTGATTACATTTTTTAATCTATAATAATATGAAATATTACAAAATTATCCTTGCTGGTAGAGGTGCGGAACTTTACCCATTTGAATTGAATACTAAACAGTATGATGCGTTACGTGATGGTGGTGTTGAACAAGATGAATTGGAATACGACCAAATTTGTGAAATTTTAGAGGTCGATAGTTATTTTGATTCACCAAATGAATCAATCATGGGACCATTCCCAAATGCGTTTATTTTAAGAGTAGAAGACGAGGAAGGTAAAGTTGTTTATGAAACTGAGGTTTTAGACGTAGATAAGGTTGATTACGAAGAAAAACATTGTAGCGATAAAGCGTTTTTAATCGTCGAGGATTATTGTAAGGGTGAACAAGTTGTTTACGACATACCACTTGAAGAAGATTTTGACATTGATAAATTAAGATTAAAAGTCTATGATGTTGGTTGTAGAGTAGAAGTAATAAACGAAATCATATATGATGAAAAATCATATGAAATTTATAAATCATATGGTGATACGACCAGTAAAGGATACTATTACCATTTAACTGCAGGAATATAATAAGACATGGAATTAACACAACAACAAATTGATGACATTGATAATATCCTTTTAACAATAGATGAGGATTTATCATTTGAAGAAAAACACGAAGAAGTAATGGACACCTGTTTGGATAACGGAGTTTTTAATTTAGAAGACGACGAAGATGGGGATTTATATGAAGAGTACTCAAATTTAGTTTGGGATTATTTAGAAGAAAAATTAGAAGTATGATAGAGACAGGAAGAATAATTAATGGAGATTGTGTTGAGGTGATGAAGACGTTACCTGAGGGTTGTATTGACCTAATTGTGACATCACCACCTTATGGTGTGGGAATTGACTATGACGTACACGAAGATGATATGGAATTTAATGACTATGTTGAATTTGCTAAATCTTGGTTGACTGAAGCGTATAAAGTATTGAAAGACGACGGACGTATCGCTTTGAATATCCCTTACGAAATCAACAGACAGAAAAAAGGTGGTCGTATCTTTTTTGTTTCTGAGATGTGGCAAATTATGAAAGAAATAGGTTTTGGTTTCTTTGGTATTGTTGACCTTGAAGAACAATCACCACATAGAAGCAAAACTACCGCTTGGGGTTCATGGATGAGCCCATCCAGTCCTTACATTTACAATCCAAAAGAATGTGTAATTTTGGCTTACAAAAAACACCACATTAAGAAAGTAAAAGGACAACCACAGTGGGAAGGAGTTCCAACCGAAATTGAACAAGAGGACGGAACATTAAAGAAAAAAATGGTTTATGAGGAAAACGATAAGAAAGAGTTTATGGAACTTGTGTTTGGTCAGTGGAATTACTTTGCAGATACTAAATCACTCACCAAGGCAACGTTCTCGATGGATATCCCCACCAAAGCGATTAAGATATTATCCTACAAGAACGATATAGTTATGGACCCGTTCTCAGGTAGTGGTACTAGTTTGGTGGCTGCTGAAGTTTTAGGAAGAAGATGGTTAGGTATTGAGTTAAGTGAAAATTATGCTAAAATAGCACAAACGAGAGTTGATTATTTCAAAACACTCGACACCATAAATGAAATCCCACAATAGTGGGATTTTTTGTTTGAATAAGGTATTTATCTTTATGAGACAAATTATAACAGAATCTGGGATTAGAGATATTAACGATATTGCAAAAAGATACCCAAAGGCAAAAATATATTTCCACATAGATTTAGATGGTGTTACTACAGCATTAGCAATGAAAAACTACTTGGAACAATACGGTATTAAGGTTGTTGATGCTGAGGTTATTCAATACGGAGATAAAGAATTTGCAGTTAAAAAACCTGAAGCAGAAACTGATACGATGCCAGTTCTTGTTGACTTTGCTCATGGTAAACCAATGTTTGTTATTCATACAGACCACCACGATACACAAGCTGGCGTTGAAAAAGAAACATCAACATCTTTCAGACAAGCAAGGTCTAATGTAGAAACAATCTCACAAGTGTTATCGCCAAAAGAAATATTCTCGGCGGAAGACGTACAATTGATTTCAACTGTGGATTCTGCAAATTACTTGGTTAATAACATTACACCCGATATGGTTATGAATTACATTTTTGATTATGATAAAGACAAAAGTGTAAAAAATAATAAAATGACTCTTGGGTTAGTAGTGAATAAATTATTATTGGCTTTCAAAAACAAACCAAAATTCTTAGAAACTTTGGTAATGGACGCTCAACCATCTTTAACCAGTATCTTTAATATCATTAAAAGAGAAATAAAAGAAAAAGGTTATCCTGAACCGGGAGTGTTAAAACAAAACCAAGAAAAATATGTTGAGGCAATGAAAACCAATCCTAACGTAAAAGTTGAGGATGGTATTATTGTTCAATACGGTGGAGGACCATTTCATAAAGCGGGTTCATACGATAGATATACACCATTCAAAAACAATCCTGACGCTGACTTTATAATTATTGCTTGGCCTATGGGAATTGTTCAAGCATCTTGTAACCCATTTAAACAAGATAGAAAATTAAAAGGTATTAACTTAGGTGAGGTTAAAGATGTTGTATTATCAAAATGGGAAAGTAAGTTAAAAGAAAAACCAGTTTCGTTATATACAATTAAAAGAGTATCTGAAATGAGTGCCGGTGAAGGTTCAGTTGGATTCACATTCAAAGACTTCTTGGCGATTTATGGTGATAACTTCAAACAAAACAAAAAAGGTAAATTTTGGTTAGATAAAATTAAAGAAGCTTTAGAATCGAGATTCAAAGACCTTACACGTTTTGAAAGAGATTTATTGAAACATGTTGAAGTTAGTTCTTGGGATATTATTCAAGCAAATAGTGGAGGACACAAATGTATCACAAACATATCTGGTTTAAATTACTTGGGTAAAGAAGAAGAGTTTGACCCATCAAAAGAATCACCATATGTTACTTTCACTAAAATGATTCAAAAGGAGTTTTTTAATGTGTTGAAAGGTATGATGGAAAATTCTAAAGACTAGAAAAACTTACCTCATCACCTTCATTGATACCTAAGTCTCTACAGGTATCGCCAGCAACTTCTAATACCATATCACCAAATCCGTTATAATTTTCACAACCATTAACATTATAACAAGGTTGACAGTTGTGGTGTATTTTGGTAATTTTATTATTGTCTATCATTATGATGTCCAATGGAACAATACAATTATACATCCAAAAACTTTGTTCACCTCGACTTGGCATCATAAATAACATACCATTATAAGTCGAATTAAAGTTTTTACCCATCATACCGTTTTCAATTGCATCGTGACTAACGGCAACTTTACACTGAAAAATGTTATCTTTGATTTTAACTCTCATAATTTTATAAATATCAGTTAAAAAAATTAAAAATTTTTAAACTTTTGATTACCAAGTGTATATTTATAATTACTACAAAAAAATCATTTTTTTTATTTTATTAATTGACAAATCGAAATAATACTATTAGATTTGTAAAACAATTGGGAAACGTCCCATTGAATAAATTGAAATGTTGAATTTAAACTCTTAAATTATGAGTGAAAGCACTGAAAATGTTGCGGTAGAAATTTATTACTACTTCAACGACAAAAACCAGCGATTATATACGTCAAACCCTATGTTCGCTGAATCAAGAGCTCAGTACTACGGAACAAATGAAGTTTTTGTAGAAAAAGTTTAAAAAAAGTTTGACAGTCTCAAATTAAATACATAAATTTGTAAAAGATTTGAAACTTATAGGTGATGAAAGATACTCGGTATTCAAATCACAACGTTCTTTGAAAGATGAAATTAGAACAAAATGTTCAGTTGAAACTTAAAATAAAAGATTAACCCCCTTTTCTTTGAAGTTTGAAACATGAGTTCTTTGGGCGGTGTATAGTCCATTAAAATAAACTACGAAAGTAGGATAAAGTGAATCAGAAGTGTAACTGATTTGCGGTTTGAAAACCCGAAAGGGAATTTGAACTCGAGTACACAAGCGGGATACCATTTTGGCTTTAGTATTGAGGGCAACGCTGTAAAGAAAAAGGCAAAATGAATGGGCGGTGTGGGTCGTCCGTTTGAGGTGGGAACACCAATAGGAATAACCCGTAGGAATATTGCAAAAATTAAGGTCATCCAACTTTAATATTGCGTGTTCCAATATGATAGGTTACTTAAAACCAAGTGGAAGTACCACAAGGTAAGAAGGAGAACGAGTGGTGTCGCTACCTTCCCTTACGGTGGTTTACCAAAACCCTGTAATGAAGTAGTCTTGAAATATGGAAATGGGGACATTTCAGAGAGTAGTTGAGTATTTCGTTGTCCAAAAGATAACGAAGCCCGAGACGGACCACTACTTTCAAAATCCACGACACAAAAACTTATGGAAGTTGATATTTTCCAATATGAAACTACAGAAGCAAAAGTGTCCGTCAGGTAATAGTGAAAGGTGACTACATAGTAATGAGCCGTTCATTGCATCGATTAAACCGCAAGTTTAACGATATTCTTACCAAACACCTCTAATCCCGCAAGGAATAATTGGGGAGGCATCCTCGAAGAGAGTCAAGTAATAAGAGAGTAACTGTTACCTCAAGGAGTGGTATACCTAAAAAACCGTCACTGAGTAATACTTCTCAAAAGGAAGTGGATAGGAGTAGAAACAATAATGACTCTAAAGGTACTCACACAAACGTGTAATCTCAGCGTTTCTTTTTTAACATGGAGCGACCGGCAAAAAAAAATTGAATGGATGATAAATTTTATTATCCATTTTTTTGTGCTTTCATTTTTTTTCATATCTTTGTGGTATGGAAAAAGGGAAATTAGTTAAAGACAGTCAGATATCGGTAATCAAAAAATTCTTATCAAAGAATATTTTACCTATGGAGAAATCATATAATTGGGATGAATTAGAAAATGCGGTTTTCAAAATTACTAACATTAGAAAATATGAACACCCTTATAATAATTACTATACAGGTGAAAAACGTTATATCTATGAGTTTGATGTAATTGCTGATATGAAATACCAAGGATGGACATGGTCTACTGGTTACTGTAAAAGATTTCCTAGAACGTGTAATAGATTTTACAGAGGTAAAATGGAAGCATCTATCAGTCAAGAGTTAAAATATTTCGCTTTAAATGCTATAGACCATGTTGTAGTTAAAAAAATTACTTGGGATTATTTGTAATAATGAAATATTCTTTTTATATTTGTAGAAACTAAACAATATGACAGCAATCAAAAATATCACAGTTATTCACCCAAAACATGGGGAGTTGATTAATGAAACCTTTTTGGATGAAACTCAGTTTTCAATATTTTTGAAAATGCTTCATACTGCAGTCGCAATGAACAACGATTTTACCACGTATAATGGTAAGGACTTCTTCATCCACGTCCCAAGCGTAATGTTGAAGGAGTGCTTGATTTTAGGTCAAGCAAAACAAGTGACGATGGCTGACGTAGTGGTTGCAAAGTCGAAACTTGAAATGTAGTTTCCTTGTTCTATTAAAAACAAGGTGGTGGAGTAGATGACAGATTCAATGTCGGACCAAATTAAGGTGAAGGAGACTTCACCTTTTTTTATTTACCTAATATTTATTATTATGGATTTATCTAAAATAATAAATAAGGTATTGTTGGAGTCTGACGGAGTTGAAGAGTTCTATGGTGTGGAAGAATACATGAAAGACACCCAAATGGAGCAAGAAATCAAAAAACTTGCAAATGTTCTAAGACCATTCATCCAAAGGGTTGCTCGTGAATCCATGTATATTGTGGATAGAAACAAAAAAGAAATAAGAAGTATTCTATTTGATTTCATCCAAACTTATTTAGAAAACGACTCAAAAGACGGACCAATAGACACACAAGTTGAAAGTGTTAAAACTGAAGAACAAGACTATTATCCTGTTGATTTTAATAGAGAAAACAAATTTAGATTAATCATATTTTTATTAAATCTATTTTCCAATTATATTAATGATTATGAAGGTGGAAACATGAATAACGAAAAAATGATTAGAAAAAACAAAGAATTAATCAGAATGGATTTAATTCACTTCATTCAGATTTATTTGGAAGAATCTGATGACATAAACGAAAGTAAGATGGATATGAATATTGAATTAATTATTAAAAAAGTTTTGGTTGAGGAATTTATGAATGATGAATTCTTATACGAAGATATCTACGGTTCAGTTGAGGAAGTTAATTTACTACAAGAGGCTGAATACCAAGGTAGAAAAGTCCAACTTGGTAAGATTATGCAAGGGGACATCAAAAAGTTCAAGGTATACGTTAAAAACGACAAAGGAAAGGTTGTTAAAGTAAACTTTGGGTTTGGTGGAAAATCTGCAAAAGGAAAAAGAATGACAATCAAAAAGAACAATCCTGAAAGGAGACGTTCATTTAGAGCAAGACACAATTGCGATAATCCTGGTCCAAGATGGAAACCAAGATATTGGGCATGTAGAACATGGTAAGATTATGGGAAAAATTATTATAACAGAAAAACAACTTGAAGAAGTTGTAAAACAACTTAAAGAAAACCATGAAGAGGGTTCTTACATGGCAAAACAACAACTTTTCACAATTGCAACGTTGGCATATAAAATGTGGGAGTTAATGGAAGAAGGTGAACAACTTGAAGATTGGATGGAATCCAAAATCGCACAAGCAGACCAGATGGTGACCGCTGTCGTTAAATCATATATGTACGATGAAGTTGAAGACAAAGTTAAAGGTTCAAGAGGATTTAATCCTGATGAATTAATTATTGGTATGTAATATGAAAAAGTTTATTATTAGTGAAGAAGAAAAAAGAAGAATCCTTAGTTTACATGAAGGGTTCAAAAAAGGTTTATTGAGTGAACAATCAGTAAAAGTATCCGGTCCATATAAATGTATTAACCCCGATGATTGCGTAGATAATGGTTTTTATGGTAAAGATATTTATATTGTAAAATTAAATAAAACTGCGTGTAGGTATGAAAAGCAAGGAAACATGAACTATATGGAATGGTTCCCTGTTAGTGGTGACACATGTGGTGAAGGATTGACTTCATATTCTGGTGGTAAATTCTATGTTGCCAGTTCGTGGGGAAACAACGGTATAGGTATACCAGAAGAAAATACACTTTTATCCACAAATGGTGGAAATGGGTATGATACAGAAGAAGAGGCAAAAAAGGCAGTAAGTCAGATATTAAATCCTAAAGGTAAAACTGGAAGGCAAGTACAAAAAGGAACCGCAAAGGATGGTACAAAATACAAACAAGTTACCAAGTATGACCAGCAAGGGGATGTTCAAAACAGTAAATTTAAAATGACAAGTGCAACAGGAAACAAAACTGTTGAAAAATCTAAATCTGGATTATAAGTAATATGAAAAAGTTTATTATTAGTGAAGAAGAAAGAAGTAGAATCCTTAGTTTACATGAAGGATTAAAAAAAGGTTTGATGAATGAGCAAACAACTGGCACAACGACAGGGACAACTGTTTCGGGGCAAACGGCAAATAATACACCAAGTAAAACTAAATCACAAAAGTCCATCGAATGGGGTAGTGATGTTGTAAATGGTACAGCGACTTCAAAACAATATTCAGTAACAATTACGAATATGCAAAGGTCACCAGGAGAAGAACCAGTTACATTTAATATGTACATAACATTAAAAAAATCATCTAACAAGAGTGGTAGTTGGTTAGGATATAATATGCGGATTTATGATGGTAAAAGTAAAAAAATGATGGACTCACTATCAATTGATTGTAATACTGTCGATACAAACTTAAAAAGTAGTAGTTGGACCCAAATAGATGCATTCAATAGTAGTGACTACAAATGGTATTTTAATAAAGAGTTTTTACAAGACTTAAAACAAACCTTAGGTTGTAAATAATTACAAAAACCCTCCTTTTTTTAATTGGGGGGTTTTTTATTTAGAAAAAGTTTTATATATTTGTAAAAACAAAGGATATGTACGTAATAGTTAAACATGTTAAAACACAGGTCAACAGAAAATTACCTGTTATTATGTTAGATACACAAGGTGAGGTGTGGGAATTTGACAACAAAGATAAAGCACAAGAGATGGCAAACATCCTCAATGCAAATACCGACTCAGGTCACAAATACGAAGTTAAGAAGGTTTAATAATATGCACCCGTAGCTCAGCTGGATAGAGCAACTGCCTTCTAAGCAGTAGGTCTTTGGTTCGAATCCAAACGGGTGTACTAAAACAAAAAAGATGGAAGACGTTTTTGAACAACAACATTATGATTTTATTAACTCAGAAGATTATTTTCAGTTTATGAAAGAATTTTTTGAATACGAAGAAAAAGAAGCTTTATATTCTGAAATTAATGAATTATAATTAAAGTAGGTTAGGTTAATTGATGATGTTTTTTGGGTAACCTAAAAACGAAAGATTAAGTCGCATAGCTCAGTTGGTAGAGCAATCCATTTATGGACGTGTCACAGGTTTGAATCCCGTTGCGACTTATCAAAATTAAAGGTGTTGGTAACAACACCTTTTTTTGTTTATCGTTATATTTATTATTAAATAAAAAACATAAAATAGAAAAAATATGAAGTTTTTAATTTCAGAAGAAGAAAAAAGTAGAATTTTGGAAATGCACCAAAATGCAACATCAAGACAATATTTAACAGAAGCTCCGGTTGATACAAAATATACAGAGGGACTGATACAGAATATCATGAATCAAATAGCTAGTATAATTAACACTAAAATCGATGAGGCAATAAAAACCCACCCCAACGAACCTTGGTCTCCGTCCAAAGTAACGGTAGATAAAGGAATAAGTGACGGTAATAGTTTTTATTTTTTCAAATACGGAGGAAAAAGAATCAATGACGATTATTCAATTAATACTAATGTGTTAATTAATATTATAGATGAGAAAATTAAAGACGCAACCACTTTTCTGAACTCAATAAAAACTCAATTCGATGTTCGGTACTATCCCGAGTTAAATAGTTTAAGTAAATACTTTAGAGCGCCTAAGTTCAATATGCCCTTAAAGCAAATCCATATGGCAGTTGATAAATGGTTTGCGGATATTCAGCCTCAATTAGCACCAGCATCACCAGCAGCAGCTAAACCTGTAGTTAAAAAAGCATAAAAAAAAAATTAATTTAAAATAGTGAAACCCTAGCTTATTAAGTTAGGGTTTTTTATTCTTTAAAAAATGTACATAGCTTCAAATATTGTTAAATGTACAGATATCCCATTATAATGGAAGTATGCTGCGGTATCTCCACGAACAACAATCCCATATCTGTCTTCAAATTGAGTATCAACAAATTCAATTTGGAAATCACGATTGGACCTTTTATCAATAATTTTAAAATTGACGGATATAGTAAATTCACCATTTCCATCATATAATGTACATGTTGACTCATCGAAGTTAATTATATACTTATAACCATACGGCGAATCTTCAGAGGTAACCCAAAGAGTATCCGATAAAACTTTGTTAAAATCATTTTTTGTATCAACATTACCAAATTTTTCAATAGTGCCAAAACCAGAAACTGTAACTGTCTGTGCATTACTTGTAAATACGATAACACTAAAGATTACAGAAAGAATTGTTTTTTTCATGACTCTTATTTTTAGATGGTTAATAATCGATTATCCCACAAAGATAATTACTTAATTTGATTTGCAAAATATTCTTTATAAAAATTGTTTTTTATTTTGAGTGTATTTTTTTTTGAATCCAAAATTTTTCGTATATTTGTATTATGAAAAACAAACTACCATACGAAGCTACATCAAAAGCAATCCAAGGTTATTCTGAATCAGTGATTGCAAAATCAGAAAATAATGATTGTGTTGTTAGAGCATTTGCATCAGCATTTGACATTTCATATGATAGAGCACATAAGTATGTTGCTGAGAAATTTGGTAGACAACCAGGAAAGGGTACTTTTGGAACCGTAACTAAACTTCTTAAAATGTATGACGATAGAACAACCGTTAACTATAAGAAGGTTTATCCTGTTGGAGTTAGAAAAAATTCTATAATGACTAACTCTTTGTCTTATAACGTTACAATCAAAGGAGTAACCAAAGTAAGACAAATGACCGTTGGGACTTTTATTAAACAAAACCCAAAAGGTACGTTCTTTGTTCTTGTTAGACAACACGCATTTACAATCAAAGATGGTGTTGTTATTGGGAACTACGAGGATGCGGTTAAGACCAAAAAAATCATGAGATGTGCTTTTGAAATAAAATAATTATTAAAAAAGCTTGTTTATTGAAATAAAATACCTACATTTGTAGGGAAATTAAAACTTTTTAGAAACTACGATATATTTATAACCAAAATGAAAACAACTCTTAGACATATGGTCATTTGTAATCAGCCGAGCACGAAGTGGTCGTTTAGCTATTCTACGCTAAAACAGTCGAGGGTATTTTCATTTATGAGTTAAAAACGTTTAACAACATATAATTAGGAATGTAAAACCCGAGACTTAAAAATCTCGGGTTTTTTGTTTTATATTGGTCTCTTAGTATAGTTGGTAATATCCCGGCTTTGTAACCCGGAGTCATCAGTTCGAACCTGATAGAGACCTCAAAAGGTTCTTTGACATATTGGTTTCATTATTGTTCCCTCGTCTAATTGGCAGGACACATGGTTTTGGTCCATGGAATTGAGGTTCGAACCCTTGGGGAACAACAATAAGGAGAGATGGTAGAGTTGGTTTATTGCACCGGTCTTGAAAACCGGAGAACTTCACGGTTCCGCGGGTTCGAATCCCGCTCTCTCCTCCACAATATCTAGGTGTAGCTCAGTTGGAAGAGCGG